GCTGGCAGTACATCGCCAGCTCTACACATTAATACGTGTAGACAAGTCCCTTGATTAAGCGTGACGCAAGGGGTCGTCCAGCATTTATGAGATGACCTTCCGAGAGTGGTGTTTCACCACTCTTTAGGAAGAATTTCATAAGGGCGCCGTAACCCTCGAGTTTATCAACCCGAGGTTTATCCTTCTTTCTGTAGGCCATAACCATTGGCCTTTGGAGATCAGGACACATGCTCGTACCCGAAACGGGCAGATATGTGTGGCGTCCCACTGCATCGGAAGTATCTTCGATAGCCGGAAACACGCCGCCTAGAATTTCTTCTAGAAGCGAGTCCAGGTACCGGACCGATCGCCAATAACCAGCTTTGTAAAGCTGATTACGGAGAGCAGTCGTTGATACTACCTCATCAGAATGCTGCCGTTGCTGAGGCAACACGCGACGAACTCGGATCGGAGTGATCCACTGTCCGTCGTAGTAGTCTCCGCCGCAGGACTCTCTGAACTTCCCAGTCCAGAAAGACTTGTTAGCGTTAACCTTATAACCCAAAAGTTCTAAGGTACTGGCAACGGAATTGGCAAATCTAACGGGGACGATTATATCGTCCCCGTAGACACGCACCGAGCCCCGAAACTGGGAAACCAGTTTCGGGGTTACGGGGGTATTAAGCACTCTGCCTATCGCCATGAATATGATCGTAAGAAAGATCATAGACTCGACGGGAAAGCAAAGTGCTGAACCCATAGATGCAAACTTGGCCAAGCGTTTTACGCCATGACCAGGTATATCAGCCTTCCTCGATCTAGTCGCCTGTACCGCCTCGCTAAGAGACGGCCAAGGGCGGAAGAGTTCGAGTACGTGCTGATTGGAAACGCGATCAGATGCTTCGCTAAGATCTAGCGTTGCAAGGGACCCATCATATGATCCCTTTCTGGCCAACTCTCGGTTAGGGAGTTGGTCGGTAAATCCGATCATAGAGCCAATTAAAGAACTTGACTCTAATCTAGGAACTATCTCAGCGAGCAGAATCTGTTGCATATACTGCATATGAGTTGGCTCGATTGCGATAATCCTAGGCGTTTTCAGCGTCTTAGGAACTGTAATTACCCTAACGGGTAATTCAGCTCCGGGTTCCCTGATGTCAACATTACCATAGGGCTCTTCAAGAGCACTAAGATAATTGGGGTACATCCACAACATGTGGGGAAATACCTCTTCGAGTCTGGAGTTCCAATGCATGGAAGTATACTTCTTGTTAGAAGACAACCTCTCAGCAGTGGCACCAGACCCGTGCTTCGGCTTCAACTGGGAATCGACTATAAGTTGATTGACCTGGCTGAAAGCCTCGGAGAAAAGGATGGAAGAAACGAGAGAAAATTCCTTACGGAGTTCTATCGAGAATTCTTTATCCGATTCTTTGACATCAGCGTCACACTTGACATAGGCAGCAAACGCCGCCTTCGTTCTACGATCCGAACATTCGATTTTGATCTTCGAGAACATCGAAGTAATCTGGTGAATGCCAGATATCGCATCGATATTCGGATTGTCAAGTAATACCCCTGACTCCTTGTCGAAGACAAGACCGAGCAAACCTCCAAATAAACGGGGGAGCGCTCCGCTTCTGCTGAAACCAGCAAAAAGCGATGGGTCGACGAACGATAGGTCAAGACTTTTTTGGAAGTCTTTTCCGAAGTTCGCCAGGGATATCGTTAAAAACGATATCCCCTCGTCATCGACGCGACTCTGGATCGTTTTGAGATCCAGAGTGGTACTAGCCTCGCATCTATTCTCTATATCATGGAGAATAGACCCTACTAGAGACATCAGGCTTTTCAAAGCCCCCTCCTAACGGTGGGTTAGCTATCCATAGCTAATGACGTCGACTGCTCCTGTTCTCCCGGAGAGATCGGATATGGAGTGCTGTAATAAGCACTCCAGTCCAGATCGACCCGAGCACGAGAGTCAAGATGAACAAGTAGAGCGTTAGCTCTGCAAAGCCCATCTAGTTCTCACCACCGAGTACCTTGGTGGTGTTCGCGCCTGAAACATCGGTGAGCCACTTAGTGAGCCCATCGACGATCTGCTTTGCCTCAGCTACGGTATAACCAGTAACTGGGGTATCGATTACGAGACTGACACTCATAGAGTATCGGATGTTCGTAGACGAAATGAGCGGATCCGGCGCGATCTTCGTGTGAATCAGCTTGACAAGCCGACGGTTTCGCTTACCATACTGGTGCGAAACGTCAAGCTTGACAGTGGTGTCATCCTTTTGGAACGAACCACTGTTCACTGCAGTGCTGACTCGCGGAAGCGAGTTGGCAACAGCATTGATCGTAACTGATTGGGGATCAGTCAACATATTAGCATCTCCTACAGGGTTATATTCAATTATATATTGAATTATTATTAAATTAATTCCCTACGCAACTGGCTTATGACTAGCCACGCAGAGATCTGGGACTCTTGGTCATACCAAGAGCACCAAGTATGGACCATTGCCGAGCAGTAAAATCACTAGTCGGGTTAAGTCCAAAACCGAATGGTGTTGCTTTTACTCTCCTCTTCCTATCCAGCTTAAGCTGGTAAAAGTGGTGTCCGCGGCGTGTTACGCCGGGACTCCGCAAATAGGTAGTGGAATAGTTAGATGATACGGTCACACGGTCTCTGACCATGAGATATCCGTATCGCAGCACCAGCCCGTCGCCATCGAATCTCGAGTACGTGGTGATATGATCACCAAGACGCGAGATCCAGTCGACGAGCCAAGACCACGGCGCCAAGTTCCAGAGAACTTCTGGAGTGAGGCGCGTC